GTAATATTTAATCCATCATAGAAATAAGTATCTGACTTAGGTAAAACGAATTTAATTGATTTTGCGTATGCAGAATCTTTTCTTTCAGGAAAAAACTTAAAGACTTGACTTTCTTTAAAATCTAAAATAAATTTAAGAACATTCATCTTAGATATTCTATGTTTATTTTCTATTTTATCTGTATCGAAAGAAAGGTTTAAGTGAATAGAACTTCTATCATTCGTATATCCATTTTCTTCTATCCATTTACATACTTTAATAATCATCATCCTTGCAGCATAATACGGCTGTGCGCCTGTTACGAGTTCCATTAGTTTTTCACCACCTGACATATCAGGTTCAATTTTAAACTCATCTCTTGTAACTTCAAAATCACTATGCGCCTTTGCTTCTACTCTAATCTTTTTACCTAAAAGACCCGCTAACTCTTTAGCAGTCGTATCGATATCCTTGTTAGAATAAAATTCAAATTCAACACCTACCAGTGCATTCTTTAATATGTCTGAATTATTAATATTATTCATTTACGTAATTATATAACTTAAGTTGGTTTATATATCTCTGTTAGATACACTATAACGTGAAAAAGCCCGAGTGATCGGGCTCTTTCAACTAAATTATAGATTTGATTATAGTTTAAGGAATACTTTTCTAGTGTCTTCTTCAACTCTGATCACTTGAACAGTAATATCTGCACCTTTTGATATGTCTTTAATATCTATGTTTTCAGGGAATTCAGATACATGTAAGAGTCCTACTACACCTTCTTCTATTTCTACAAATAAACCATAGTCTTTAGTAGATTTTACCTTTCCTACCACTTCAGTTTTCTTAGTATATCTTGAAGAAATACCTTCCCATGGATCTACTTTCTTTTCAGCAGGAGAACCTTGAACAAGTGTAATTTTTCTTTCATTAATAACTTCTTTAACATAGAATTTAATCTCTGTTCCTGGCTCTAAAGATCTATCTCTATGTGCCTTTGAAGTTTCAGTATCTAAGTCGTTAACGTGAATCATACCAGTTAAACATCCTTCAAACTCAACGAATACGCCGTATTTTGCAGAACCAGTAACGTGACCTGTTCTTTCAACTGTAATATCTTCTTGTATTGTTTTGAGTGTATTAGGAATAAGAGCTCTTAAATATGCTCTATGTGAAACTACCACAGTTCCTTTTTCTTCCGAATAACTTACAGGTACTACATACATTTCCGTGTCGATGATTGATTCAAAGTCATGCAATTTATTTACACCAGCTAAAGAACCTGGCATAAAGCAATCAATTCCTTGAACTTGAACAATATATCCTCCACCTGGAATCATTTTAGAAACAATACCACTATATGCTGTATTTCCATCGTCAATAGATGCTACGATTTCTTTAATAACTTTAGTCTTAAGACCTTCAGTCACAGAACCTATCATATATTTCTTGACATTCATTGAAGTATCGGCGATCAATTGAACATCGACTTCAACTCCTTGTTTTAGAAGTTCTCTTACTTCTGTAGTTTCTCTTGATAAATCTACATAGATTAATTCTCTATATCCTACATCAATTGATGCCCATTCGGAATCAACTGCATACACCTTTCCAGTATAGCTAGCTCCTAATTGTAAAGAATATAAAGTATTTGAAGTTAGTGAATGACCTTCCATTAGGTCAAATAGTTCTTGGGCGTATGATTCTCTGCTATATACCTTTACACCTTTAGGTGTTTTAATATGTGGATTGGGTTTCCTAAGCTTAGTTACACATGTTGCCTCATATTGGTCCCACATGAATTCTCCGTTTTCATCCATATAATTTGTATCTGGACCGGGAGTTGGTTTTTCCGGGGTTGCGGCGTTTAATGAAGTTTCTACTTTAACTTCTGTTTCTTGGTTAGCTTCTGTAAGCTGTGTAGTTGTCGAGAGTCTTGGTCTCTTTTGTTTTTGAGTTGTCTTTGTTGACATTTACTTTGTTTTTTAAAAGGGTTAATGTATGTTTTACTAGTTATATATCAAATTACGGTGGCGTCAAATCCTATCATTGGAACGTAAGGAACAGTAGGAACTGGTATACCACCCATATAAATAAATTTCATTTCACTAAGATGCGTAAAATAAGAATATGCAAGTGCTTTAGCCACTGCATTGGCTGCACCTTCCCTATCTAATCCATAATCTTTACCTGAATTAAGAGCTCTTCTTAAATTATCTGCTAATTTCCTTTGATTTCCGTAACTAACTCCTATGTATTTTCCGCCTAAAGGAGGAACAGATAAACATGGTGGTGTCGGGGGATCAGTTGCAAATGGCTGTATTGTTGCATCTTTCCAATATTTAAGAGTTGCCTTTGCAAGTTCTTTATATGGATCATCTTTACTTCCACCTTCTGCTAACATTGCAGCTTCAATTCCCATTTCTACTATTAAAGTATTTCTAATTTGCTTAGCTAAAGTTCCCGTTTTAGACATATCTATATTCACAATAGAATCCTGTGTTTCGTCGTTTTCAGTAAGAGGACATCCTTGCCATTTTTTTCTTAATTCATCTTCTAGAAAAACGGGTTTAACTTTATTTTTTTTAAAACCATAGTCTTGTTTACCGTTCCATGTAAATTCTGTAATAACATACTGAGTTAATGCAGGTGGCATTTTATTATTTTCATCAAAAGGCTCCTGTATTTTTAAATTAGTTAATTTAAATGGATATCTTACTTTTAATTTTTCGGCAGGTTCCATTTCTTCATATCCTACGGGTAATGTAGTATCAAAGGGCCATGGATATTTAATAGCTTGTATAGAATCTTTCTTTAATGCGGTTTCCTCACTGTATAAAAACTTTCCATCGCTATCTACAGTTGGATGGCACTTCTTTATTTCATCAATTACATATTTAGAAACTAGTAGATGAAATTCACCATCATAATTTCTATTATTATTATTTATTGAAACACCCGAGGAAGATTTAAATGATTGCCAACCCCAGTCTAATCCCTTTAGTGTAGATATGGCTGCCTTCCTGTTATTGTTCATCTGCTGAATGTCTTGATTACTAAATCCTGAACCGCCAACCCCAGCTGTGGAATTGCTTCTAATTTCATTAGTTCCCATCCAAGTCGCCCAGTGCCAAAAATCCCATCTTTTATCTCCGTCAGAAATATCCTCAAATTGCATTAATAATCTTGTTGCAAATATTCTAGCTAATTCATCGCCGGTTTCTTTACCATCTAAGCGATGAAACTCGAAGAATTTAAATCTATATAGGTTTTCTGCTTCGTCATCCTTAAACTCTTCCAGATACTTGTCAAGCTCTTCAGTTGGCTCGTATTGTATACCTCCTGAAATTTCACCTTCTAGTTTATTATATTCAGGATCATTGTCTTTTCCTGCAATACTTAACCTGGAAGCTGCGCCAGCTGCACTCGCCAACCATGTTGCAATTCCTATTTTCTTTTCTTCGGTGTCTGGTGTTTCCATGACAGGTTCTCCTTTTTCAAAAAGGTCAGTGAACCAATGTTCATAGCTTGCTATGAATGCACTCTCCCCGGGTGATGATTCATGAGGTGCCATTCCTGGAATACACGTTGCATTAGGACCAGAACCTTTTTTAACATCAATCGTATATTGTGTGGCTAATAATTTACCGAATTCTGCGGCACTAGTCGGTGGGGCAGTAGGTGCGCTTAAAAGAAATCCTTCTACTTCACTAATAAAATTAGTCCAATCTGCAGCCATTCTTATTTATTTTCTTGTTGATAATCAGGGTGTTTACTTTTCAAAGATGCAACACCCGATGGGGTAGGAGGTAATGAAACCGCAGTTCCTGATGGACCAACTCCGGTTGGATGTATATGGTTTTCAAAAAGAGTTAAATACTCGTCTAACCATGCTTCTAGTGATTTACCCCTTACAGCGGGTTCTGAAGTATCTTCTCCACTTTCACCTGTATTACTTAAATATACGTCTCCTGAATCTATGAATATTCTATCGTCCGTAGAAATTTTAATATCACCTACTTCGTCGATTTGAATTATAGGTCTTTCTTTTGCGCCAAATCCTCTGGTAATTACAAGACCATCTTCTTCTGAGTGATAAATTCTTACGTTTCTTTCAGCATCATACACTAAACTGATTACATTTTCAGCATTGCCTGCACCATCTAAAATATCTTCTTTAAGAAAAAGATTCTGCTCTATTTGAAACCAATATTCAGGATGATATAAATTTCCATTATCAAATCTAGCTGAAACTATATCCCCTATTCTTGGAACATGATGTGAACCTACTGCATTTCTATTCATAGGAGTTGCCCATGGAATAGCATCATCCGGTAAATTATCATATTTACCCAGGACCTTAACCTTACATCTACCTAGTTTAAGAGGATCGACATTATCGATAACTTCTCCTAACCAATGAGTGTCTCTAAGATTATCAGTATTTAATTCTTTTTCTGTTGACATATATTAATCGTTTATATTACCAAGGGATTGGGCTGCTGCATCGTTTAGTGCAGCTCCTACTGTCGCACTAGTATCTACATTAAATACATTCTCTGCGATGTTAGAACCAATATTATCTACTCCATCAGAAACACCTCGTAAGGCGTCTTGATATATGTTTTCAAAATTAGGAACTCTACCTCTAATACCGTCCCTTGCACCTTGAACTAATTCATCTTTCTTTTCTCTTGCTAATCTGTTCAGGTCGTTTAAACCTCTTTCTCCTATTTCTTTAAGTTTAGCTAGCGCCTTATCTTTTAAAAGACCTAATATCCCATCAGCTTCATAATTTTCAGAATCATGTGCTGGGGATAATGCGTTAGGTATAGTATCAGAAACAATTCCATTTAATACTCTTGCATCCATACTATCTACAACTTCATATTGCATTTCAATAGTTTGTCTAGCCTGTTCGCCTGGATTTTTAGTAAGATCTCCAAATATTTCAGAACCTGTGTTTAAGGCAAATTCACATTCACCGAATCTAAACATAAAGAAGGGTCTATTGTCAGATCCTGATATACCTTTGTTTGAATTATCAACTCCTAGGCTTGGTTTCATATTTCCAGGAAAACCCTTAATAGCAGCCAAGTCTATCTTTTTAGGAACCCCTGATAATGTAATTTTAGACATGTTTTGGATCTTTCTAACCTCAGTAACATATACTATCATTGAAAACTTTCTTAAATTTTCAGGTAAAATCCAATTCCATTTAACTTCGTCAAACACTGCTTTTCTATAAAGGTGCATAAGACCAGAAACTCTAAGGTTAATAGATTCTAAACAGCTTAGTGTTAACTTAGCATCATCGCCTCCGTAATATGGAGTAGTAGGATTAAAATTTGTAATTGCTCTATCAACACCCTGTAATCCTTGGAAAAACCACGGTGTATTTCTATTTATGTCTAGTAATGCCTTTTTAAATTTAACTAGAGCATCTAATCTTTCTTCATAGAATTTAGTTGATCCCGCAGAAGCACTTGAACTAAGTGCAGATAATCTATTAGTGTCTTTGCTACTTTTTTTAGCTGACTCCGGCGGCTTTTTTGTAGCTCCTAATTGATTAACGTAGAATTCTTCGGCCGCTCCAGATAATAGAGGCGAATTAGTATGATCGCTTACGTTAAATAATATAACAAACGATAAAAAAGTCGGATCCTGATATGGCGACTGTGCTAATTTACCTTTTTGAAAATCTAATTTACTTTTAAAATCTGACATATAGTATATATTATTATTTGATAGGGTTTAATTATCCTTTAACGTTATTTAATCTACTCGGCCATTCTCTTCTTAATAGAGTAAGTTTTTGAATAATTCCAGTAGACTCCTTATATATGTATTTAATTCCACCTATTACATAATAACCTGTTAAAAATTCATCTTTAACCTGATCTGCGTTTAAATCATTTACGCTTTCAACTTCTTCTTCATTTTCTGTTTCAAATCCCTTTTCATCTTTATCGCCACCTATACCCTGCTGTGCAGTCATTTGTGTAAACCCACTTTTTAATATTTGAATAGGTATTTTTTGCCACAAATGAATTCCAGGATTAAATGTCTTTAAGGTTATTTCTAACTGCATTTTATTCATTTCATCTAAATTCTGTTGATTGCTTAATGCGGCAAATGAATAGTTAAGATGTACATTTGGCATATCATCTGATTGAATAGGGAGCCTTCCCATGTATTTTGATTTTACCTCTTTAGTATATCTGTCTTCATCTCTTCTTCCCTTTAGCGGCTCCTCAATGTCCTTCATACTATCACTAGCGAGTGGTTCTATTTCATGAGCAACAACACCAACAGAGTCGTTCTCAAAATATATCATTTTTCTTTTATAGCCGTTCTTTTTAGAAAGTCCGCCTGAATTGTTAACTAAGTTATAGCTTTGTATGAATGAATTAGTAGAATTCATAGACGAAGCGTTAGTTAGCATGTTAGGTATTCCTATTGCGTTTGAAGTCTGTTCTTCTCCATCTTCATCGAAATCTATTTCAAAGTTAATAAGTGTTTCATCCATTCCATCTTCTGAATTTAAAAGAGCATTAATATCTACGAAACATATATTATAATAAGGATCGATACAATATGTCTGAAAACTATCTTCACCGACATATGAATGTTCCACTAAATTATTTAAAAATTCTATATTAGGTTGACATGCATTAAGTGCTTTCATTGCGTCATCCGATGAATCAATGTTAGTTGCTAATCCTAGTTTTAAATTATTAGCAAATTCTTCTATCTGTTCTCTAGATGTTCCTTCATACGAAGCACATCCTTCTGAATATAATGTAGGTACTTTCATCGTACCCTGTATAGAAAATTTAGTGCCACTAGTGGCTTTTTTCAAATCGCCAGTAGCAGGGCCTCCTATTTCATCTATATCAAAATCTATTCTAATATCTTTAAAAGTGTCTTGTTGTCTTGCTGCAATTCTAACTGAAACGACATCACCATCTCTTGGAATTTGATCCGCATCAAAGGTTCCTCTAGTGTCTATTATAGTTAGGGCTAATTTAGGAATTTTAGTACTACAATCAATTTCAAATCTCTTAACATCTTGTCCCGTAAATGAAGCTCCATTAATAACTACCATTGGAATAGGACCTCCTATTTCATGGCTCATTTTCTGTCCACCCTCATCTTCACCATGTGCATCAAACTTTATTGTGTCTAATTCCAATGAGTGTTCTATTACATTTAGAATGTGATTATCTATCGGCATTTATTTTAGTTTTAATATGTGGGTTTGTTAATGATCTTCTTTTTAACGAGGATATCTACAAAATCTCTAAAGTCCATTCCTACCTTAGCTCCTTTAACGTCTTTATCACCTTCAACGAATACGCCACCATCAAAATAGTAACTCTTTCCATTATCGGCTGCTACTTTAATTAAAGTACCTAACATAACCTTTCCAGGAACTCTTACCTTAGAACCATGTAAAGCTTTTACGGAATCTTTGTTCCATTTGCTTAAATACATTTCTTCTCCAGTTGTACTTCCACCAGCTACCATTCCACCGGCTGCCGTTAATGCTTCACCTTCGGGTGTGTCTCTTTCAGCATAAAGAACTGCGATGATTTCTTTTGCTAGATCTTGGTCTCTTCCGACCTTTAATCCCTCGTTAAGGAACTGTTCAAATAATTGTACGTGTTTCATAATTGTTTTTATTTATTTTATTCTTAGATTTTAACTTGTCCGTTACTGACGTCGATATTTGTTTCGCCAGATCTTAAAATATTTGGAGGTAATATTTCTTTATTATATTTTTTAGATAGATACTCAATTCTATTAGCATCCTTAACTGGTAGTCTTTTTGTATTAATAAACTGTTCTCTAATAGGATTTTTATAAGTAGCATTAAGCATTAATTTCCATTTCTTCTTTCCAGAATCTTGATTAGGAATTAGTAATACATCACCTTCTTTGATAGAAAATGGATTTGAAATTCCATTAAATTTTAAAATATCATCAGTACGATCATGTGTTCCGTATTCTGACAAAGATATTAGATCTATTCTACCCGTTTCGTCAGCTTCTACAATATGTATTGATTGTACTGCGCTTTCCGTCATGTCTAGAAAAACAAACGATGGAGAAGCCATTGTTAGTTTATCCTCAGATAATTTCTTATTATCTATACTATATAGTTTTATCATTATCCGTTAGCTATTTTTCTAAATTCTCTATTGAGAGCCTTTCTCTTATCTTTACCACCGTAGGCTGTTTCAATATAAGTTTGATTAACATCAACTCCTTCTTCAGGCTGTAAATAAAATCTACCTCTACCCATATTAAACATAGATTCAATATCCAGTTTATCTCTAGCTCTACCAGGCTTAAGAGTTATTTCTACTGTCATTCTTTCTGGAAAATCTTGTACACCCATACCTCCTTCAAAGGTAACGTTAGTTTCTCTACATGTTAAATTACCTACCATCATTATAGGATTTAAAGGATTACCAACCGTAAGGTGCCATGAACCCGTAGGATCACCTGTTAATAAAGATGCTGCCGCCTGTCCACCTCCTGGAGAATTAAACATTTTCATTAAAGTACCTCCTAATATATTATTTAAGAATTTAGAATCACCTTTACCAGACATCGCGTTTCCTATATCTTTGGCAACTCCTTTAAACATGTCTCCTAAACCAGATGCAACGCTTTTAATAAATCCACTATAATTACCCGATTTAATTAAACTAAGATCACCCAATGGTTTACCAGCTGATCCGTTTCCTACATATCTAACTGATCCTCCCCAGAAAGGAGCCTGACTGGAAGTTAGTACCATTATGTTTGCTAACTGATCTAGCATTAAAACCTTAGGATTTGCTCCACCAAAGGATCTTAATTCATATTCAAATTTAAGTTTAAATTCTTGATTAAAAGTTAAACCTTGATCTCTAAAAGATACATCTTTAATTACATTCACCGGACCGAATATATGATTAGGATATGTAGTTGCTTGTGCATCATATCCACTTCCTCCGTTTTTTCTTCTTTGTGCCGTTACACCATCTACACCTGCCGCTGCATTAGCCGCTGCAGTACCTATTACACTAGAATCTAAGAATTGTCCAAATGCACCTCTTCTGCTTGAGTTATTAGATTGTACAGTTTGCACTGAAGCTGATTCATCTTTCCAATTATATCCATGTGACCAATTAAGAATTGAGGACATACTATTACCTGTAACTTCACTCATCCATGTTACTGCTCTTGCAATATCGGGTTGATCTGTTTCACGCACTTTACCATCTTTATCAATGTCCATTGGTGTAATAATATCATCCTGTACTGGATATGGAAATCTTCTTAAAGTTAGTAGATAATTATTAGGTATTTTACCATTATATCTACACATTGCAAAGTCGGCGTAATTATACATATATCCATATCCACTTGAACCGGCTGCATTATTTTTAGTAACTTCTACTATTTTAGAAACAGTAGGATTATCTAATGTTCTCTCGTCTATTTTATTATATTCAATAGAGTCTACTCCTTTAGACTTAGCAGCTCCACCTGGTGTAAAGAAACTACCTCTATAATTTACTAGAGTATATTTATTAAAAGTAGAATATGCATGTACACCATCCGTTATTTTTTCTTTAGTGTCTTTTCCATCCTTTCCTCTTTTATAATATATTACTGAGTCAGCCTCTTGTGTATAATATTGTGATTTTCCACCAGGAGCAACGTTACTTAAAGGCTCACCCACTAAAAGAGCTCTACTTCTTGTGTTAGGGTTATCAAACGTTCCGAGCAGTGTATTCTGAGGATCTACATTCGCAGAACGAGCACCCTTTCCGTCTGGGCTTGACAAATTAAAGAAGTTATCTACTTTATCTCCAAATCCTGAAACTGATGATTTTAAACTGGAAGCGGCTCCCGCTGATACTAATCCAAATAATGGCATATTGTAATATTATGTTTTTACTAGGTTTTATATATTCACAATTCTATGTCATCCAGATCGTCTGACTGTGGTCTATATAAAAGCTTATCATAATATTTATCCGTCTTTGGTTCTCTATCTCCTAAAAACTTCTTGAGATGGGCAGCATATACTCCCCTGGATTGATAATAATATTTGCCAGAAGAATATACACTTCTGCTTGAGAGTTCAAATATATCTTTAAAATTCTTTTCGATTAAGAAATCTTGTATATTATTAAATAGATCTATTACCTCTGTCTTGGTTTTAACACACATTACAGAATCAACTGAGATCATATAAGATTCCCATTTAGAATCTATTTGATTCTGAAAATCTTTCATAGATTTATAGTTCTTTCTAGTAAGACCGAATGTTGTAGTTCTATTATTAAAGTCTTTTGAAAACTTCATACCGAAGAGATATCTTTTTAAGAAATCTATGTTGTCATGAAACTTAGTAATTCTTATTTGATACCTTGGCATATCCTCGTCGAACTTAACGTCATGAATTATTCCATAAACGGGAAATACAATGTGAGAATGTCTAGTGTTGGATATAAGGGCATGTATTCTTTCACCCTTTGAAAATAACTTATGCCTTATCATTATAGATCGATTATCTTGACGCTTTCGAATCTTTTAAGAACGCCTTTGGGATAATCATCTCTGTTAATGACTGTTAAGTTTAGTGATGCATCAGGTTCTATTGTTTCTTTTAAAAATAATTTAAAGTTGTCAATAGTTTCTGCATCTAAATTTTTAAATAAGTAAATGATTTTTTCTAAGTCGGCATTCTTATTTAGAACATTAATGAAAGAATCTCTTATTGCAAGACCAATTACAGAGCGATGTGGTTCAGTGTCATAGGGATCTGATTTAACTAGCTTATTTCTAATGCTATAGAAATCTATAACCGTTTCTCCTGGGTTGTTTCTACAGAATTTATTAAATTCCTTTCTACTATTACACCATACACATTCTATTGTAATTTCAGTCGTTGTTGTCATCTTATCAATTTCTCCAATTCTTTAATTTTAGTTTGTAAAGTTTGGATTTTATGTTTTGTTTCGATGGTAGAGGGACTGTAATTAGTTCCCCATTCAGTGACCACCTTTATTTGATTAGATTGTTTTGAATTACCAAAATCTAATCCGACATCGATACAGATATCTCTGATAAAATTTAATCTATCATCGATACCTTTATCAAAATCATAGACAATAACTGACTCGTATTTCTCACCAGCCGCATTGATGTTATCATCTGTTACGGTTTTAATTACACCGTTATCTGCTATCTTAAGAGTTATCTCCTGCATTTAGTCTTTCTTCTAGGGATTGTTGAACTTTCTTGTATATTTTCCTAGCCGCTTTTCTATCAGCTCTATAAGTTTCTTTATCTTTGATTGTAGTCATTGCGAAGGCTTCTTCTAATAAATCAATCTCTTCTTTATTATAACCCACCTTAGTCCATGTTTCCTTTAATGAATTAAGCTTTGAACCTAACTGCTCTTCAATTTGGTCATTGACTTTTTTCTCATGAGCCTCTTGGAATTGTTTTCCTTCCTCCTGTTTCATGGCGTACCACGCTATTCCTTTTTCAGAGAATCTTCCCCATTCGTTTTTAGCTTTTAATAACCCAGCTCTTTTATAGGTGTCTCTTCTGTATTTTCTTGCTTGACTCATAGTTTATAATAATTAGTTACAAATTCAGTTATTTGTTCGTTTAAAAATTCTTGTAGGTTATTTATCTCTATTTGAGAAACAGCTGATTTAGAGATCTCTTCTAAGATTTGTTCTTTTTCTTCTTCAGAGTTTTCAACTAGCATGTTAAATATTTCTTTCTTAGGAAGATTAATTCCTACGCTTAATTGAAATGATTCGACATTCTTAGCAGATAAAGTTTTAATTAATTGACCAAGGGGAGAAGTATTTTCTTTAACTTCTACCTTTTTTTCAATTTCTTTAACGGGAGCTTTTTTAGGCGTAGGTGTAGTTCCTACAAGCTCGACTCCAGGAAATGGTAATCCTTCAGTAGTTATTAGTTCTAAAAACTCAGGTAATACTTTGTTGAATATTTTAGATCCATCTTTAAAGTAAGTAAATTCAGAATCTTTAGATTCTACCTCAACCACTTTACCAAAATTATCTCCCTTTTTCCACTGATATTTTACAATATCTTTTTCTTCAGTTGTTTGCATGATTTAACCTATTTTATTATTATACACCTAAACTTAGAAAAGTTTAAGCTGTGGTATAATATAGAAGGTATTAGATTCTCCTTCTTGATAGAACTTTATAAAGTCGTTTATAAAGGCATGGGATGTAGATGGTCCTATCATTGCCTCTGTCTTTTTAATATACCTTCTAAAAAACTCATGGCTTCCATGTTCTTTTAAATAGTCTTCTAGGCGGTTTACTTCTGGTAAGTTTATTTTATTAATGCTCATTCCATACGATTACTTGTTCAACAATAATTCCTGCCTTTTTTAATAAAGAAATACCTGACAGATCTCTATATCCTTCACAGTAGAATACTTTTTCTACACCAGCTTGTATAATTAACTTAGCGCATTCAAAGCATGGAGAAGTAGTAGTATATAGGATCGATCCTTTCGAAGTAAGTGTAGATTTTGAAATCTTCATTAGTGCATTTGATTCTGCATGTAAGACTTCTTGTTTAGTAACTTGTTTAGAACAACAAGTATCTTCACATTCATATCCTTTTTCTATTAAAATTTCTTTGTGATCAGGATTATCTATATTTCTAGTTTGAGTTTCTTCACATTGATTATCAAAACCATGTGGAGTTCCATTATATCCAAATGAAACAATCTGCTCGTCTTTAACTACTATACAGCCGACTTTCCTTCTCTCAGCATAACTAAGTTTAGAAATTTGATATGCTATTTGCATGTATATTACGTCTACTGAAATTCTTGGCATATTACTTTATAAATAAAAAGGGTCCATGTATTATACATGAACCCTTTAAAAAGTTTATATTGTTAATTTTAATATTAAGCTTCTGGAGTTTCCTCACCAACAGCTGAATCAGATTCTTTCATCTCATTCACTTTCTTAGAATATGCTTCGATCATTTCATTACATGCAGCTTCATAAGCTTCAACTGAATAATCTTCTTTCATTTCTTTAAGGCATTGAGCAGCCATTCCGCCAACTAATGCAGCATTTTCTTTCATATAAGTTTCAACAGTATGCTCATCATGTGCATCGTCTTCCCATGCTTTAGCTTCATTTTTACAAGATTCGTAAACCTCTTTTAACATATCAGAAACTAGTGCTGTTTCTTCCTCTTCTTCAGCAACCTCTTCAGTTTCTTCTTCAGCAACTTCTTTAGTTTCTTCTTCAGCAACAACTTCTTCAGTTTCTTCTTCAGCAACTTCTTCAGTTTCTTCAGCTTCAGAAATTTCTTCATTTCCAGCAGCATCAACAGTGTCTTCTAATTCAGCTTCTAATTCGTCTGATTTGTCTTCAGGAGTTTCACAGTCATTATCAACTACTTCAGTTTCATCTTTTAAATCTTCAGCAGGTAAACCAGCTTCTTCACCAGATTCAGTTACTGCTTCGATGTTTTCAACTATTTCATCTTCGATTACTTCTTCAGATTCTTTAATACCTAAGAAATCGGCAGCAGCTGCCTTTAATTCGTCATAAGTATATTTGCCTGCTAGAGCGTCATCAAGAATTGTTCCTCCTTTTTTACCAATCGCGTATAATGATACGTGATCAAATCCTAACCAAGGTCCAACGAATTCGTCTGATGCTTTTAAACCTAAATCAACGGATAGTGTCCATGATAAAGATCTTCTTCCTAGGAATTGGTCATTGTAACCTAATTTTCCAGCTTTAATATAACCGGATGCGTTTACTGCTTCTTCTATAGCATCACCGTTTCCTTGAACTTCTTCCGCTTTTTCTTCAGATTGTTCAACTGGCTCAGCTGTTGCAACTACGTCTTGTTGCACCTCCTCAGTTCTATCCATCTCAGATAAAAACTGTTCAAATGATTTTAATTTTGCCATAATTTTTTATTTTATTTGTTTTATTGTATTAATTACTATCTATATATCCCTTTTTATAGGGTTTTAATCTTATTTTGTTTCATCCAGGCTTCTAGCTCTTTAACTGCTCTATCGAATACCCTGTTTCTATCAATTTTTAATTCAAATGAATTAAAGTAATTTTTCATCATATAATACGCAGGTTCTACGCTTTCATCATTCGCTGCTAGATCTTCTACGTGTTTAGAAACTTCATACGCATAATATGCAGATTTTTCAGCCATAGGGTTTGTCATTGCTTGATAGAATTGTCCACCATAGAATTTACCTACTATGTCTCCGAATTTTTCTTTCATTTCTATCCATGAAATTCCTTCTAATCCAATCCATAATTTGGCTTGAACAGATTTCGTATCTTTTCTAATAAAACCGGCCTTAGCCATTTCTTTAGATATATCTTTAATTTTCTTAGGAATTGGTAATTTACCAAACTCTTTTTCCCATGTAGAAATTTCTTTGTCGTTTACAAAGGATTCAAATAGCTTTATGTGTTTCATTTTTTAGTTATTTGTATTTTCAAAGAAGAAGTACCCTGTATAATTCTATGATACTCTCCTGCATTTACTTCTATATATCCTTTTAATTCTATAGGGAGCTTATTATCATATTGGAACTTCCAATCATTTTCGTTTAAAGCTTCGATAACCCTGTCCTCCTCGTCGAAGTGCCATTTAAAAAGATGTTCAGGTTGGTTTGGTAAGAATTCTCTAATGATTATATTTTTTGAAACAGTCGTCTCCGTAAAGGGTAATGTTTTATCATCGACCATGGATATCATTTCTTCCATGGACATTTCTCCACAACCGCAACTTTTACATTTACAATCTTTATCTACCATGGTTGATCACTTTTTATACCAAGCTGTTTTCCAAAAAGAGTAGGTCCGTAACATGCCCAAAATCCCGCCTTAGTCGGATCCATCTTAGCCATTTTATCACAACCGTGTCTAGCCCAAAAGTTAGCTGCTCTTCCCGGGTCGTCGTTCTTAATAGTAGATGAAGGATCTCCCCATTCTAATTTCTTAGCAATGATGTTTCCTTCTTTATCAGTTCTTCCACTATTTCTGTAAACTATGAATTTCTTATTTCCACCCCTTGTTGGTGAATCTAATTTTACATTCTTTTGATTTCCTCCTCTAGGTTTATAGACTGCTTTAGTTCCTACTTCTAGATTTTTAGCCATCCATCCTGAAGGACCCTTTAAGATAATATTGTTTTTATCCCAATATTGCTTTACTTCTTCAAATAATTCAATATATGCATCGCTTCCTAAACGAAAGAATGAATTAGTAAGATCTAATCCTTCTTCAATGTGAGCTTTTAATTCGGGGGAAACTTCGTTCCAATCTTCAAATGTCTTTATAAACTTCATAACTTATATATCTATGATAGAACGAGCTCCTTTAAAAACTCCTGCTTGTATCGCTGTAGGGCAAGTTCTTTCGCCTTTGCTTCGAGTTCGATATCTAGATCCATACCATACGTTTCAATGTGATCATATACATAATCAGCATGTGCACGTTTATTGCCTTGTGTAGCATCTTCGTGTATTTGTTTACATGAAGAATAGTGGCATAGTTGGCGAATTCCTTTAGGCCATGATTTAGCTGCAAGTTCTAGAGCTTCTTTTTCTGGCATTGAATCTTCGTAGCACCAGTGATGATGATAGTCAAATGTGATTGGAGTTTTACCCGTTAATAGATGTATGTCATATAAATCCTGTACCGAATACTGTGCTGTTTTGTCATCGTTTTCGATAACTAGACGATTCGCTGCACCTGGAGTAAGTCGCTTGAAATTTTCAGCAAATCTTTTCTTAGTAGCTTCTTTATCGTCGTAGGTTCCGCCGATGTGAATATTGATAGCAGCATAAGGAGTTTGTGGTAAATCTAGCATATCCATTATTTCGCCGTGTTGACGTAAATCTTTAAGGGCTTTGATAACTACCTTTTCATTCGGAGAAGCAAGAACATTGAAAGGACCTGGATGGAATGTCAATCTTTGGCCATATTGTTTAGCAAGTTTACCTGCACCTTTCATTAGATTACACACTTTGTCATAATCAGGAAGTTCAGATAATTCGTATTCCGACATCCATGGAAATAGATTACTTGACATACGATACATTGTTATGTCGTTCTTGTAATTCCACTTGATAATTTCTATCATGTCCTTGATATTTAACACTGCAAGTTCTGATGCGTATTTAATACCTTTTTCCATGAAGGTTCTTTTAATCATTTTTCTACCAACATATATGTTCGATTCTTTTTTAAGAGTCATGTTGATACAACAATATCCGTAGTCTGCTGCCATATATTTTATATTAAGAGTTTGTATTAAGTTTCTTTTTTACTTCTTTGACCGTTCGTTCGGCCATGCATGCTTCTTCTAACGTAAATACATCGAAATCCATAAAAAGTAATCGGTCTTCAGTCTGAACAAACAGATTGTCACCAATTACTTCATATCCATTTTGTCTGTATACTACACTGTCTTCTATTCGTACGACATGAGTCGTGCCTTCGATTCTAGCAATGCGTTCATACATTGAAATCATTAGTCCCATTGCTTTTCAAATTCGTACCAATGATCTGTTTCTGCACAACACTTGAGTCCGTCGACAATAAGCATATCAATTTCAGAAGCGGAGAGAGTGTCGAACCATGCGCTAATGATACCTTCTAAAAGAGGAAGAGTTTCCTCAGATGTCATTGAATTGCGACCCATGTTAGAATAAATGTATTCTTCCTGTGCTTGTCTAACAATTGCTCCACCAATTCTAATTGCTACATCACCGTTATCGTTAAATCGCCTTCCTGAAAAGTATTCGCCATCTCCGAACTTTTCGAAAATATCCTTTTCTGGATGTCTCATTTTAAAGATTCCAATTTGAGTAGTGAGATGTGGGATAATAGATTTTGCAGGTTCATACCAACTAATTCCGTTTGCTTTGATTGATTCTAAGTTCATGTGTTTGTTTTAATTATTAATTACTATACTAATATAAGCAAAATACTTGAGATAAAAAAACATTTTACTGTTTATTTTTAATCTTCTTTATTTTTATGCTTATTCTTTCTTCGATACTTTTTCTTGTTTCTCACAGGAGTAGGCATACGAAGGGCATCAAGCCACTCTTGTAATGTTAAATTTACTTCTTTTAATTTCTTACCCTTGTTTTCCATTACCTTTCTAAGATTACAAAATCTCCAAACGCTTCGTCAAATACCTTAATAAGATTTTCATAGTCTCCTCCTGTCATTTGAGAATAAAGAGTTTCCCAATCCTTTCCAAGATCTTTTGAAAAACTTTTTGCGTAGGCTAATAGCATGAAGGCATTTCCTTCAGGACCCGTTAAGTCGATTATTACAGGATTTGATTGATGTTTGTGAAGTTTTTTTCTGATCATTATTATTGCTTGATTGATTACTATACTAATATAAGCAAAAAATCTGAGATAAAAAAACTTTTAGCTGTTTATTTTCAAAAAACTTTTGGTTATAACCAGAAGTTATTACAAAAACTTATGGTACAGTTTACCTAAAGGATATTCGTTATCTTCTGACTCCATCTTTTCAGGATGCCATTGAACTGCCCATATCTTTTTATCTAAGTCTTCGAATCCTTCAACTACAGAATATAATGGATATGAAAGATGTGTAGCTTTGAAGTTTTTAGCTAGTATATTACAGTGTTGATGATGCCTAGAATTAACACTAGTTAATGTTCCATTTAAATCTTCAACCGTATGGAATTGAGATGGCTTCCCGCTATGATCAACGTCTTCTGAAAAGTCAGCTGCTTTATGATCTTCTACTATTGCATCAGATAAATCTTCTACCGTTCCTCCAAAATAATGATTTAGGATTTGCATTCCTCTACATATTCCTAATATTCTATTATTAGAATCCAGGGCCTGTTTAATCCATACGAATTCTTTAGCGTCCCTTTCTTCGTCTTTTCCAATGTCTGCTCCTCCACATAATAGTAAAGGGCCTTTGACCTTGCGTCTAAGATCTAGCCATATTATTTCATGGTTGTAATGTGAAAGCCAGAGTCGAATTGCCTCTTTTTCCTTTATTCCCCTTGGAGGTGCTACGTAAATAGTCATAATAAAAACCCAATGAATTTGGGTTATTTTTAAAAAGCTAGGATTTGAAAAGGTTGTTTACCTGATCAACGATATCTTTTCCTTTATAAGATGCCTTAAAATGTTTAAGCAATTCTTTCTTAGCTTTCTTTTTATCAGAAGATGATAAATTGTCAAATCTGTCTATAATAGAAGAATTGTTATCTTTTGCGGCTCTATATTGTCCACCATCATCGATGTATTGTGCATATAGATCGTATGATTTAAAGTATTTTAAGAATAATTCTAGATCAGATAAGATTTCTTTTTCTAGTTGATTCTTTAATTTTCTATAGATGGTTTTCTTTTTGTTATAGTAATATTCCCATCCATCATTTTCTTGCATTCTCCATCCACTTACTTTATACATGTGGATTGTATCTTTAGAAGATAATTTGATTTCAAATTTAATACCCTTGTCAGTTGAAAGATCTTCAATGCTTTTAAGCATATCTTCCTTAGGTAATAATCTCGCCATAATCCATTCAACTTCCTGTTTCATTTCTTCAGGAGAACCCCAGTTCTTTTTGAAATCGTTATATGCGTAATACTTTTCGAATGTCATTAGATGTTTCATACTCTATATATCTATCCTACGAATCCAGGATCTCCAGCTCTTCTATCCCATCCGATATGTTTGACATATCCATCATTATCGTCCACTGATAAACTAACAACTATAAAACCCTGATCTCTATACCAGTGATCTACGAGATGTTCTCTAACCATTCCCGTGTACCCGTTATTTAATAGTCTATAGTCGCTCATTCTTTTTAAGCCTGGATTCCAGCTAAATCCCATATAATCCCTGACTATCATGGGAGTACCATCTTCGTTCAAGTCTCCTGTTGAAAAACTGGCAGGAAGAACAGCTCTAACTTTCATTCCGTTTAATTCAAATACTCTTTCAGATATTTTATTTAAAATCCTATCGTTCTTTGGGCGTATCCATGCTTGTAATATTTTTTCACTAGCAGAGAGAATTCTAATAGAATCTTCGATAAATCCATGTCTATAGAATTCCCAATCTTCTTCACAATGAAAAACATATTTAGTAGTTACGGTAGAGTATGCTTTATCTATTGACTTTGACTGTCCTAGTTTATTTTCATTAAACATAAACTCTAAAGAGTTATTATACTTCTTATTAAGCTCATTACATGCATCAAATACTTCTTCCTGTGCAGAGTCCTCTGTTATAATAAATCTTTCAATTGGATATGTGTTGAATTTAAAAAAAGAGTCTAGTGTTTTTTCTAAAAGATCAACTCTTCCACATGAGGTAAGAACAACTGTAACTGAATTTATTTCCATAGTATTTGTATCGATATTAAAATAAGGGTTAATAATAGAGACACTCCGGTCTTCGCCGTGATACCTTCATTCATAAAGTAATAAGTCATAGCAGTAAATATAAGAATACCACTAGCAAAACCTATGAATCTTCCAGGCCAAAGTAAACCGTCAAAGTGCTCAACAACCATCTGTGTTGCTTTAATTAAAATGTAACTAATAATAGAACCCATTCCAATGGCAACTGGCCATGGGTTTTTCTTAAACCAGGGCCATACAAATTGTCCATTAGTTTGAATCCAAATAAGTCCTTGCCCTAAGAGGAATAATAAAAAGCCGTAAAAAAGTTTCATTAGAATAATGAATTAGTAGTAGTTAATAGATGTGATATAAATGAAGGCCTATGTGAATCACTGGCTCCCATTTCCTTTATTGCAGTTATATGTTGCTTTGTTCCATATCCTTTATTAGAATTCCATCCATATCCTGGAGTTTCTTCATCTAATTCTTTCATTAACATATCTCTACTTGTTTTAGCAAGTATGGATGCAGCAGCGATAGAACTATATTTATTATCTCCACCTATTACGGTTTTAAAAGGTATTCCTTCATATCCGTGGAATTGATCTCCATCCACTAATATAAAATTAAATGAATTGTCAATAGTGTTTAGACATTCTTTCATTCCTAGAAGAGTAGCCTTTAATATGTTAGTAGATTCTATTGTTTCCGTATCTATATGCTGAACGCTATACGCAATTGCGTTATCTAATACTATTTCCCTAGCCTCTTTTCTTTGAGATTCATTTAGCAATTTAGAATCTTTTATTAAAGGATGGTTAAATCCATACGGCATAATAACCGCAGATACTGTAACTGGGCCTGCCAAGGCACCTCGACCTGCTTCGTCTATTCCAACTTCAACGATACTTCTATCGTCATTATAACTTCCTTTAAGTAAGATGTGTTTTGCTTTCTCCATATTAAGTTTTATAGGAGTTATACACACATTTAGTGAAATGTTTATTTAGGCTCGTGGTTTTCCTTCCACTTATCGTATCTCTTTACAACTTCCTGAAGGATCTTTGCTCTAACAATATCTTTTTCAGTAAATTCATGCACACCTATTCCTTTAATACCTGTCATTAATTCAGTAAACGAAGGTAAACCAACATTGGCTTTAGATATATCATGCTGGCTAACGTCTCCTGTTACTATAACCTTAGAGTCTTTACCCATTCTTGTTACAAATAACATTAACTGCTTGAACGTTGCATTCTGTGCTTCATCTAATACCATTAATGATCCGTCAAATGTATCACCTCTCATATAAGCCATTGGCCTAAATACAATAACTTCTTTCTCTACGAGAGTTTGTGCTATTTCAGATCCTACTATTTTTGTAATGTTCGATATGTATGATTGCATGAATGGATCTATCTTGTCTGCGATATCTCCTGGTAAAAATCCTAACTTTTCACCTGCTTCCTGGATGGGTTTACATAATACTATTTGTGAAATCTCTTTTCTAGCTAAGAGGAGGAGTGCAGTATAACATGCTGTAAATGTTTTGGATGTTCCAGCTGGACCTGTGCAAAACGTTATCTGATTCTCTAGTATTGTGTTTGTATATTTCTTTTGGGATTGTCTTAATTGTACTCCTTTTAATTCTGCTTCTTTTATTCCGTATCTTCTTCTTCTAGGTCCATCGGAACTAGATGAAGATTTATTGTTTGAATTGTTTCTGCTCATCGAGTTTAATTTTTTTAGTCTCCTGCCATTATTACCGTTTTTTTAAGCTGCAATAACGTATCACATTTTTCATACTCCTCAAGTTCTTCAAAATATTCTATAATAATATCTATGAACTTGCTTCTTTGTCCTTCGCCATGAGGGATTTCTATCGTATTCTTGCCTTCGCTGAATACAACAAATCTATTAATGGTTTTAGTAAAATTTCTTGTGATAGTATAATAGCTTGATCTCATCAATGCGTCTTTGTCATCACTAAAAGATTCCTTCATTACAAAGTATATTTTTTTATATCGAGATATTAATAATCTCAATTTATATATTTAATTCCGGTAAGGTCTAAGGTAAAATGAAGTAAAAAAATATGTTATTATATTTCTACTTGTCCTTGTTTTCGGCGTTAGATTTCTTTTGAAGATATATTGCCTTTTGGAACTTAAGTCTCTTTAATGCAGAGGGCTTCGTATATTGCTTTTCATCTCTAACCTTTTTCATCTGTTTGGTCTTAATGGTTTTACGCTTATACTGTTTTAAAGCTTTTTCTATATTCCCTTTATCTACATTAATTATTAACATATATTGCTTATGATTTTTTTAAGTTCATGGCATCTTTCATATTCTTCTTGTTCTGCGAAATATTTGATAACCGTTTCTAGTGCTGCTATTTTTTCTTCTTTAGGAGAATTATTGTTTAATGCTCCCATTTCATTTTCAATTATAGCCTTATAAATTAAGTCCATCATTATCTCTTTGGATGATGATTTCAATTTTTCAATAAACGCGATTGATTCTACGCTGTTGTTAACTTCAAATTCTGGATTATTTCTATTGGTATCTGAATTATCCCATTCGTCAAAATCTGGTAAATCATTCATTGTCTATTTCTTTTATTTTTTTTATTAGTTCTATTTGTGAATCTTTAAGGGGTGGATTAAATGCATTTAACTTCACCATAAGGTTACCATAAGTATTCATACTATATATCGGGAATCCTTTACCACTTATTCTTAATATCTTATTATTCTGTGAATTTGGAGGAACATTTACCTTTATTTTATAAAAAGGCGTATTGATTTCTATTTCAGTTCCTAGAATCATATCATAAAAAGAAACATTTGCATCTACATAGATGTCATTTCCGTTTAATATAATCCTATCATCATATTTTAAATTAATTATAATGATTAGATCTCCTTTGGGTGCAGATGAATTAGCAGGATGAGGTTGACCTTTTCCACTAATTTTTAACTTCATACCTTCATAAACTCCTTTAGGTATATTAACGTTTAGTTTTTTAGAACCTATGTCTACTCTCTTTTGGGTTCCATGATAAGATTCTTCTAGGGTTATTGTCATTCTAACCGTAACGTCTCTTCCTTTTGAAGAGGAACCAAACGCATCATTGAACATATCACTGAAGGATCCTTCTCCGTTTTGAAACCAACTATGAAATGGATTGTCAGAAGACTTATATCCTAATTCAATATCATACTTTCTTTTTCTGTTCTCGTCAGATAAAACCTCGTATGCTGTAACTATTTCTTTAAAGGAAGACTCATCCCCTTCGACGGTATCGGGATGATATTGCTTTGCTAGTTTACGATAGGCCTTCTTAATCTCGGCTTGGCTTGCTGACTTGTCTATCTGCAGCAGTTCGTAGTAGTTCATTCTTTCTTTTCTTTACGGCTTCCTTAACGACTTTAATGCTCTTTCTTTTTTCAACCACATCTCTTTTCTGTTGGTTTTCCATAAGATCTGCAATTCTCGTAAGTTGCTCCGCAATGACTTTTAATAATTGTTCTTCCATGATATATTTATACACATTTTATTTATTGTCTAGAATATTTTTAAGATGTGCACATTTTTCATATTCTTCAGATTCCTGAAACCAATCTAACATTTGCTGTAATGTTCTGATAATCGGTTCTATTTCTATGCCGTTGTCTTGCATTGATTTAAAGTCAACTCCTTTTTCTAAGATCATATCCCAGTTATTTCTAACTAGTTTATCTTTCAGTTCGTGAAGGTTATTTTCCATATCTGCATTTTTTTGAATTTGAGCTATTTCATCGTGCTCATCGTTGTTTTGGTCTTCGAAGTCTTCAAACATATTTCTTTATTTTTAATTACTATACTAATATAAGCAAAATTTCTGAGATAAAAAAACTTTTAACTGTTTATTTTCAAAAAAGTTTAAATTAAAATGGAGCTTCAACCTTAGATACTAGTTCCATATCTGACATCTTTAACATCACGTTCATAGTTCCAATAACATCATCTTCACAATAGTCTTTAATTTCTTCTAATCTTCCAGCGTAATACGCTTCTGATACTTCACCACCATACATGTTTTGTTTAGGAGAAGGTATCTGTAAAAGATCACAGATCATAGAAAGAGATGCACCATTCCATCCGCCAAATTTCCATATTTCATTAGTGTCTAATAGACAATTCTCCCATGGCTTAAGTTTTTGTAAGTGTAATTGTTGTGGAATTTCTACACCTTGAATAATGGATCTTTTAATTAAGTAAGGCATATCAAAGCCTTTAATGTTATGACCTACTATTTGAATTTTAGGATTTGCCTTAAAGATTAATGCCATCGTATCCATAAATTCCTTTAGAGTATTCTTTTCATCATCTCCATAAAAAGACTTTATCTTAGGGGTAGGTGTAATGCCATCTGGGAAGGTGACTTGTCCGATTGTAATAACTACTGCTCTTCCGAATTCAGGATAAAGGGCAGCATCCTTGATATACATATCAGCATCTGAAACTCCTTCATACTCTGATTTACTTTGTCTACCATACTTTGCTTTCTTTTCCCAGTGTGAGTATGCATTTTCTCCAATAATCTCTGCAAAGCTATCTAAGTCCTTTGCAGCAGTTGACGTTTCAATGTCAATAAATAACATGTTTTTTAAATCTGAAATACTATACATCTTTTTCTTGTTTTGGGTGAGTTTTTCTAATATTATAAATAGAGACTGGATATCTCATTTGTCTTCCATAATTTCCATTAACAAATGTAAACCATCGATGGCCGTATGTTTCTGTTAATTTGTCAGAGGTACCTTCTAACTTTCCTACTTCCCATGATCCTGCGAAATAGAAATAGTACGTTTCGCCAATAATTGGCTTCTTAACGTGAATAATCTCTAGCTTCTTTTTCTTCTTTGCCATATAGATTATACTCAAATATGTGTAATTGTTTATATTTTCTTCTTTAATCTCATTAAGTATACTACTCTAGAGAAATGATAAAAGGAAAGAATAGGTATCTGTAACACTTCAAACAAGAATAAATTCTGTTCAGTGTTTATAAAGAGTGTTGGATATAATATTGCAGATATTATTCCAAAGATTTTAAATCTTTTATCAAAGAGCATGATCCATGTCGATGACATAAAAAATAGAATAGCAGATATATTATGTATTGTAGGGTAATTTGCAACGCTAAAGCTTGCTATGATTATTAATAAGAATGCCGGTATTTTCCATTCAATAGAACGATGAAGCCATAATCCTAATGAAACTCCTATTGTTAATAAAGGGAATAAGATTGGTTTTAATTGATGATAATCACTATAACTATCCTCTATGCCTAGGATTAATGGCAGACACACTGTATATAATATTGCGTAAATACACAGTGCAAATCGTAACCATAATCTATTCATACTTGGAAGTTTATTAACTATACTTAACTATACACTTCCATTTGGAATTGTTTCAATTAAAAGTGTCCGTGTTCTTTAACACGTCTTATCATAAGATATGTGTTATATGATACGTTAATTTCTGCATATCCTCCTGTAATTGTAGAAGGACAAGATTCTCTAGAAATCCAATAGCTAGGTGGTTCTTTAATTCTTTCTGTTATAAAGTCAAACAGTTTGTCAATGTCCATGTGATGAACCCATAAGTTCACATGCATACAAGTCATATCCGGATATGCCATAATTTATTCTTTTATTTCGAATCGTTCGCTGTCAAGTTCTATAGTTTTTTTATCTAAATCATTAGATAATTTTGTTAGGGCCTTGTCAGTATCTTTGTTTACTTCTCTTCCGTAAAAGTCTTTAAATATTTTACGGTATATTTGCACAGTAGAATCATAAGGAACTCCAGGTTGAGAATTACTTTCTATAATATACAATTTTCCTTCTTGATCTTCCATTATATCAAAACATATATATGGTAAATCTTTAAACTTATCACAGAATTTTTCTATTAGTGTTTTAAATTTTTCAGGAAGAGTTGTAATATCTCTTTTGATATATTTAAAATTCATTTCTTCTTTTCCGTCACCATCACCTGATTTTGCTTTATCATTTAATGGTTCTCTTTCCATCCAAAAGAAAGCATCTCCTTTAAAGTTAATTATTCTATGCTCTGATTTCTTATCTACGAATTCGGAATATACGTCAAATTTAGAATGATCAGCTTTATCCCAATCTTCCTGAGATTTAAAAACCTGAATTCCAATACCTGAATGTCCTTCAGCTGGCTTTGCAATTAATGGAAAACCAATTTCTAAAGCTTCTTTCTCGTCATGGCATGTTTGTGGAATGTTTTCATCTCCATCGACTATTTTATGAAACTCTGCCTTAGATCCAGATTGCTTAATGAATTCTGGTCTATTATATACATTTTCTTTTTTAACTAATCCTTCCTTTAAAAGGGTTTCAACTACTCCTGAATTATAGGTTAATATAGGATAGTCTGGATTAATATCTATGTCTTTATAATTGTCTTTATTGATTTGTATAAAGAAATTATCTGACGCAAATCCTTTATAAGACCACCACCTGTGACCTGAGTCGGGATCAATTGCTAGATAAACTTTAAAAAGATCATTAGTATCTTCGTTTAGGCTTTCGTTAATAAATTGGTTGAATGATTGTATTTGCTTCATATTCTATTTATCCACTCATCTTACAGAAACTTACAGTAATATACCTTGTTCCTGAAAAAATAGGCTTTGCACCGTGTCTATGTGTAATTGCACCTGGGTGTAAAGCTGCCATTCCAACTCTAGGAGGACTAATATTTGCCTTATATAATGGGAAATAAGTTCCACCTCCTGTAAAATCTTCATTCATTCTAACAACAGTTGTTAAATGGCTATTATCATGGTGAAGAGAAAGGTGCGCTTGTGTTTCTGTAGTATACTTTACAATAAATGTTTCATCTGACATAGAATTCCACTGCTTTCCTTCTAAAGTCCAGAACCATATTCCTAATGGCCTAACAAATTCGTTAAGAACCTTTGAGTAAATTTCATTCATCCATACTTTGTCAATGAGCATGTCGGTTGTTGGATAAAATTCATGTCTATCTACTGTCCATTCTCCTTCAGTTTCACATAGTTCAATTAGATCTTTACAAAACTGTTCTTTAAATAAAGGAAATACTAAAACACTCGGAGCCGCTTCGTCAACTATGAGTTCATATTCTCCTTTTCTTAAAAGGGGATCGATGTATTTGTCACACCATGCATCCCAATCGCTTGCATCTAAAATTTCTACGTATTTTCCCATTATTTTACTTTTTCTAATTTAGTTACTTTTTTTTCAACTCCTGATTTTTCAGCGTATGTTTCGTTAGCAACTCCTTCTTCTTCTCCATATCTTGACTCTGCTGAGATAGGATAGTCAGGGCTTTCATTATATGCCCAATCTTCTATTCCTAATTCAATAAATCTAGCGTTGATTTGTTCATTATAATATTGTGCTATTGTTCTAACTCTTCTTTGAATGTCTGCTCTTGATAAATCATGAGTGTTTCTTCCACCTTGATTATTATAGAGAAATTGAATATAGCTTAGTTTAGGTATTTTACATATCTTAGAATATAGGAAGCTTCTGATCACTAATTCAAAATCATCTGCAATTGTTAGACTTCTGTTATGTCCTCCTATTTCAAAATAAGTAGATCTTCTCCATGCTCTAACGTGATTTGGAACTCCTACAATATGTCTGATTGTTTTTGGATTAATATTCTGTTGATTAGCAGGTGACAACATTCTACCTTCATACTCTTCTTCTCTATAAGAACCATATCCTAATGCAAACCCTTCTCCATATCTTTGATTTTCCCACTCTTCATTTACCTCGGCAGTATCTCCATAAAACATACCACAATCAGGATGTGCCTGTGCAGCATTATGTAAATCTTCTGCACATGTTTTAACCAATAAGTCATCATGGTCTAATTCTGCTAGAATATATCCTTTAGCAAGAGAACAACATCTGTATTTAGATTCTCCAATACATCCTCCTGATTTTTCTCTAAAATCATACACCTTTACTCTTGGATCTACTAACGCAATTTCTTCTGCTATCTTTAAAGTTTTACCTCCATCGGTGGAATCATTTACTAAAACCCATTCCCAGTTATTATACGTCTGATCTCTTACGGATCTATATGTGTTCCATAACTTTTCACCAGTATTATATATAGGCGTAAAGAATGAAATCATCTGATCATCTTCTAGGTTAGAAGGAGATAGAATAGAATTCATTGCTACGGAATATGCAGTGTTTCCTATATTTTCCGTGTTCTCAGAATTAAACCACCTTTTTCTAAATTGGAGAGGAAGAGAAGCTAGGTTAGGAAACTCTTTCCATGATTCTCCATTTGTAATAATTGCATCAGGATTAAACGACGTAACTGCGTTAATTACTTCACTATCGTCTTCTAAGTATTTAACGTCTAATTCATCTGCTTCATACGATAAATATTTTATAGACTTTAATTCTGGCTTAGTTTTTCCTATATAAATTATTTTAGGTATTTTTGCACTTGGTACTTTTTCTAAATAATTGTAGTGGCATAAAACCTTGTCAATCCATACGAATGAATCACCATGTGTTTTTAATACTTCTTCTATAAAGAAACCGTCTGCTGCATAATTTGCACTAAACGAATGAGTATCAAATATGCTTCTATTAATAACCATCTGTGCAATGTCAATTTTCTGAAATGCAGTATTTTCACGACTAGCTACTCTAATTTCTTGTCCGGTAAAATCTCTACCTGCAACTAATTGAGAAACGATATGAACCTGTGCAATTGGAAGATTCTTTATACTCGCTTTAATAGTTTTGTAAAAGTCTTCGTGTATAATGTTATCATCATCTAGTAAATAGATCCAACCTGATTTGATTGTTCTAATAATATCAGAAACTTCAGGATATAATAATCCTCCTCTTTGTCCTTTTACAAAATGTAATTTGACATTGACAGTATCTGTTAAGTTCGAGAGAACCTCTGCATCAATATCCTTTAATGCTCCTGTATCAAATACAATGTGCCAATTTACTGTTACTCCCTTAGGCGCATTTAATACTCCTTCTTTAATTGTTAAAAGGTTACTTGTTCTGGTACACCTTGTAATAATATTAATCTTCATATTTATATTTGTTTTTATACGTCAAAAAAGAACATGTGAAAAAATCTAGCATTGTCAATTGCATCTCCAAAATACTGAGTCGCAGCGTGGATATTTTTAGCATTAAACAAGACTAATCTATTATACACATTTCCTACTTCATCTATTTTTTCAAAATTAGATCCATCGTAAAAATTCATTTCATTACTATTACCCTTGAATGCATCTATGTATGCTTGGGTTTTTCTTTTATCGTCATCGAATGTATAATCACCCGTGACTTTACTTCTATAGAACGCAGTTCCAGATGTAGGTGGAGCGTCAGGTGTTAAATATACCATTGCTGCATAAGTTTGATTATCCACGTGATAAACAATCTGTTGATCTGCTGTACAAAATTGAAATATTCCGTTAGCATACCTGTCGTGATTCCAATTGAATATTGGTTTTCCTATAATTTCTTCTAGTTTTTCTTTAGTTCCATCTAAGATAAATCTTTCATTTGCTCTTTGGCCCTTGTGATAATCGGAAGGTGTAAATTCTAAATGGTTCATTGCCCATTCTCTTACAAGGTCAGGATCATTATAAAAATTATCTACTACTATAACATCCTTTGATGTATTTGCAAATCCTGAATGATACGATAACCAGTGTCCGATTGGACCTATTGCAGTTTCTCCAATACTAGTATGGATGACTAGTGTTTTTAGTTTTTTATCAAAAGGAACCTCAATAGTAAATGACATATTCTGATTAGTAAGCTGATTTGAATATACTTCCATTACGTCTTGCCTATCACCTAAAAATTGAACTTTAAGAGGTTCATTTGACATTGAAAAGCCTAAAGCTTCTCCGCCTATTAATCCAACCCATCCATTAAGAGTATATGTGTCTGTATTCTTAGTTACGCTTTCCACATAGAATTTTACATTCTTGTTAAACGTATCATGTTTGATTTTATTATCCATCGATTGTGTTCTATAATATTAGTTATACTTAGATATTTTAAATTGTTTACTAAGTGTAATAAGATAATAAGTTATTACAATCTATATATCACATAAAAAAAGGGTCCTCTTTCGAGGACCCTTTCTAAAATTATCTTGATGATTTAAATTAAGACTCTAAAGTTTTAATTCTTGCTTCAAGTTCTCTAATAGCTTCGATTAAAAGACCGACCATTTTTTCATAGTCAACAGTTTTGTAAACTGTTCCGTCTTCTGCACCATCCATTAGTGGCATTTCATGTTCTCTTACTAACATAGGTAATACCTCTTCTACTTCTTGGGCGATAAGACCTAGATCATGAAGACCTTTTCTGCTACCGCTATTCCAATCGTATTCAACACCTCTTAACTGTAAGACTTTAGATAATGCTTCTTCAATAGTAGTCACGTTATCTTTAAGTCTCGCATCCGAGATAGAAGTTGAGTATGCAACAACATCACCGTCAACGTGAAGGTTACCGTTACTGTATAATCTCATTTCTTCTGAGTTGTTAATGTAGAATTGTTGTAATGCACTACTGTTATTGTAGTACACATATTCACCACCTGAGTTACCAACATACTGATTAGAATATAATCTGTAGTTAGACGTGTTAGGACCTACGGCACCTTGGTTACCCGTGTTACCTTTAGGACCAGTTGCACCAGTATAACCTTGAGCACCATTAGATCCATTAGATCCATTTGCACCAGTTAAACCTCTGTCACCTTTAGGACCCGTAGGACCAGTGTAACCTTGAGGACCTGTATTACCAGTTGTACCTTTAGGACCAGTTGAACCTTTAAGACCTTGGAAACCTTGATAACCTCTAGCACCAGTTGAACCAACAGTACCTTTAGGACCTGTAGGACCAGTGTAACCTTGAGGACCTCTAGCACCTGTGTCACCTTTAGTACCCTTAGCACCAGTTCCACCAGTTGGACCAACAGAACCTTGAGCACCAGTTGAACCAGTGTTACCTTTAGGACCTGTAGGACCAGTTGAACCAACATTACCTTTAGAACCAATAACACCTTGAGCACCTGTAGGACCAGTTGAACCAACGTTACCTTTAGCACCTAGAGCACCTTGAGCACCTGTATTACCAGTGTTACCTTTAGGACCAGTTGAACCAACGTTACCTTTAACACCAATTATACCTTGGAAACCTCTAGCACCACCAGCACCAGTAGAACCTTTAGGACCAACTGAACCAGTTGCACCTGTAAGACCTTGAGGACCAGTAGCACCTCTAGCGCCAGTTGCACCTTGAGCACCAGTATTACCTTTAACACCGATATCACCTTTAGTACCTTTAGCACCCGTTCCACCAGTTAAACCTTGGAAACCTTGATAACCTCTAGCACCTGTGTTACCAACGCTACCTTTAGGACCAACAGGACCAACAGAACCTTGATTACCAGTATTACCAGTATTACCTTTAGCACCTAGAGCACCTTGAGCACCAGTTGAACCAGTGTTACCTTTAGCACCTAGAGCACCTTGGGCACCAGTTGAACCTGTATTACCTTTAGGACCAACAGCACCAACAGCACCTCTTGCACCACCAGTACCTTGAGCACCTGTGTTACCAGTATTACCTTTAGCACCAACGTTACCTTTAACACCAATTACACCTTGGAAACCAGTTGGACCAGTATTACCAGTATTACCTTTAAGTCCAATATCACCTTTAGCACCTGTAGCACCAGTTATACCTTGAATACCAATTAGACCTCTGTCACCTTTAGCACCAGTTCCACCAGTTGCACCAGTTGAACCTTGGAAACCTTGAGCACCAGTGTTACCTGTGTTACCTTTAAGTCCAATATCACCTTTAGTACCTTTAGCACCTACAGCACCTTGAATACCTTGAATACCTCTGTCACCTTTAGCACCAGTTATACCTTGGAAACCTTGATTACCTTTAGCACCAACATCACCTTTAGTACCCTTAGCACCTACAGCACCTTGAATACCTTGGAAACCTTGATTACCTTTAGCACCAACATCACCTTTAGTACCTTTAGCACCAGTAAAACCTTGGAAACCTTGAGCACCTGTAGCACCTCTGTCACCTTTAGTACCTTTAGCACCTGTAGCACCAGTTATACCTTGGAAACCTTGGAAACCTTGATCACCTTTAGCACCTGTATTACCTTTAGTACCTGTTATACCTTGGAAACCTTGATCACCTTTAGCACCAACATTACCTTTAGTACCTTTAGCACCAACGGTACCTTGAATACCTTGGAAACCTTGATCACCTTTAGCACCAACATTACCTTTAGTACCAGTTATACCTTGGAAACCTTGAGCACCTGTAGCACCTCTATCACCTTTAGTACCTTTGATACCAATAACACCATTTGCACCTTGGAAACCTTGATCACCTTTAGTACCAACATTACCTTTAGCACCAGTTATACCTTGGAAACCTTGATCACCTTTAGCACCTGTGTTACCAACGATACCTTGAATACCTCTGTCACCTTTAGCACCTTGAGCACCAGTGTTACCTTGATCACCTTTAGTACCAATGTTACCTTTAGCACCAGTTATACCTTGGAAACCTTGATCACCTTTAGCACCTGTGTTACCTTGTTTACCTTGTACACCAATAACACCTTGTTCACCAGTATCACCTTTAGCACCTTGAGCACCTGTGTTACCAACAACACCTTTAGCACCAGTTATACCTTGGAAACCTTGATCACCTTTAGCACCTTTACCACCATCAGCTCCAGCAGCTCCAGTATTTCCTTGGAAACCTCTATCGCCTTTGTCGCCTTTGTCGCCTTTTAAACCAGTTTGACCTTGGAAACCTTGATCACCTTTAAGACCTTGCTCACCTCTGTCTCCATTGGCACCAGTTTTACCTTGAACACCTTGAATACCTTGTTCACCAGTATCACCTTTAAGACCTTGGTAACCTAAATCACCTTTATCACCTGTTCTTGCGAACGTTACTATTAATTCTTCATTTGCTGAGAATACATTAGCTGCAGAAGCATATAATGTGTTACCAACTACTTGGAAATATGTATTAACCTCTTGTAAAGAAGAGATTGTAAATAACATATATTGAGAAGAATCTAATTTATTAGAAATTCTAATATGACCTTTAATTGTAGATGTAGAATCGTCAATAGTTCTTAAGTATTGCTGAACGTCATTGTTAGTTGCATTTAAATCATCAATGTTGATTTGTGTTGCACTTCCAGCAGCGTCAGTGTTAAGACTAATATATCCTGCACCCGGATCGCCTGCGGTACCAGAATTAAATTTATAGTAGAATGTTGCTCCACCAAAATTACCTTCAGGACCTTGGAAACCTTGATCACCTTTGTCACCTTTGATACCTCTATCACCTTTGTCACCTTTGAAACCTTGATCTCCTTGGTCACCTTTAGCTCCAGTGTTTCCTTGGAAACCTCTTTCACCTGTATCACCTTTTAAACCAACATCTCCTTGATCACCTTTAGCTCCAGTATCTCCTTGGGCACCGACTTTACCATCAATACCTTGGAAACCTCTATCACCTTGATCACCTTTAAGACCTCTTTCTCCTTTGTCACCTTGGTCACCTTTGACACCAACGATACCTTGGAAACCTCTGTCACCTTTATCACCTTTAAGACCTCTGTCACCTTTAAGACCAGTATCTCCTTGGTCACCTTTAAGACCTGTTTCACCAGTATCTCCTTGATCACCTTTAGCACCTGTATCTCCTTGGTCACCTTTAGTTCCAGTTATACCTTGGAAACCTTGATCACCTTTATCGCCTTTAAGACCTATATCACCTTTAAGACCAGTTTCACCAGTATCTCCTTGATCACCTTTAGCTCCAGTATCTCCTTGGTCACCTTTAGTTCCAGTGTTTCCTTGGAAACCTTGAATACCTCTGTCACCTTTAAGACCTGTTTCACCTTGTTCACCAGTGTCACCTTGATCACCTTTAAGACCTTGATCACCAGTTACACCTTGATCACCAGTTATACCTTGGAAACCTTGATCACCTTTAGTACCAACTTTACCGTCAATACCTTGATCACCTTTGTCACCTTTAAGACCAGTTTCACCATTAGCACCAGTATCTCCTTGATCACCTTTTAAACCGGTGTCACCTTGATCTCCTTTAAGACCAGTGTTTCCTTGGAAACCTTGAAGACCTCTGTCACCTTTAAGACCAGTTTCACCTTGTTCACCAGTTTCACCAGTTTCACCTTGAATACCTTGATCACCAGTTGTACCTTGATTACCAGTTATACCTTGGAAACCTTGATCACCTTTGACTCCGATACCATCGACACCTTGGAAACCTTGATCACCTTTGTCACCTTTAAGACCTGTTTCACCAATATCTCCTTGATCACCTTTAGCACCAGTATCTCCTTGATCACCTTTAATACCCGTATCTCCTTGGTCACCTTTAGCACCTTGTATACCATCATCACCAATAGAACCCTGAACACCAGTTTCACCTTGAGCTCCAATAACACCTTGGTCACCAGTTATACCTTGGAAACCTTGAATACCTTGATCACCTTTAGCACCAACGTCTCCTTGGTCACCTTTAAGACCTGTTTCACCAGTATCTCCTTGATCACCTTTAAGACCTGTATCTCCTTGATCACCTTTAGCACCAACTTTACCGTCAATACCTTGGAAACCTTGATCACCTTTAGCACCAGTTTCACCAGTTATACCTTGGAAACCTTGATCACCTTTAGCTCCAGTATCTCCTTGGTCACCTTTAAGACCTGTTTCACCAGTATCTCCTTGATCACCTTTAAGACCTGTTTCACCACGATCACCGACTTTACCGTCAATACCTTGGAAACCTTGATCACCTTTAAGACCTTGTTCACCGTCAGCACCAACAGCACCTTGAGCACCAATAGCACCTTGAGCACCAGTTTCACCGATTATACCTTGGAAACCTTGATCACCTTTTTCACCAGTTTCACCTTGTTTACCATCAGCACCAATATCTCCTTGGTCACCTTTAAGACCTGTTTCACCAGTATCTCCTTGGTCACCTTTAAGACCTGTTTCACCAGTATCTCCTTGATCACCTTTTTCACCAGTTATACCTTGGAAACCTTGATCACCTTTTTCACCAGTGTCACCTTTTAAACCAGTTTCACCTCTTAGACCTGTTTCACCAGTATCACCTTTTAAACCAGTGTCACCTTGATCACCTTTTAAACCGGTGTCACCTTGATCTCCTTTAAGACCAGTTTCACCTTGAATACCTTGGAAACCTTGAGCACCTACTTTACCTTCAATACCTTGTTCTCCTGTATCACCTTGATCACCTTTAAGACCTGTTTCACCAGTATCTCCTTGGTCACCTTTAAGACCTGTTTCACCAGTATCTCCTTGGTCTCCTTTAAGACCTTGATCACCTGTTTTACCTTGAATACCTTGTTCACCTCTATCTCCAGTTGCGCCTGTATCGCCTTGATCTCCTTTAAGACCAATGCCACCTTCAACACCTTGAGCACCAGTTAAACCTATATCACCTTGTAAACCTTGATCACCTGTTATACCTCTATCGCCAGTTTCACCGTTGTCTCCTTGAAAACCTTGAACTCCAGTTGCACCTTGTGCACCTTCATTGCCAGCTCCTTGAGAACCTTGATAACCTTGACTACCAGAAGTACTAATAAATGGATTTGCCATGTTTTAATAATTTATTTTTTTTAGTCGTCTAGATTACTTTTGTCGTATACTACTTCAAACTGATCAGTTCCAGCAAGCTCATAACCTGCAAGAGTTCCGTTCCAGTAAAGTGTATCTCCAGCATCTAAGTCAGAAGCAGGAACAGCAGTTGCACCACCGTCTCTTGAGAAATATACGTCTCCGTTTCTATCATTATAAGATTCGTCAAGTGCTATACCGTTTAAGAATACTTGAACTGTTGAATCTTGGAAAGGAGTATACGTTAGTGTAAGTCCTGTTGATGAGTAATTACCTGAAGTTACAGCAGAGAACGAAGTCTGTGTGAATTCTTCTGGTTGAATTAGGTCTGTTGGCGACTGCGATGGTCTCCATGGAAGAACATGACCCACTGTTTCTGTTAATGCTTGTAAAACAGGATTGCTGTATGCAAAACCTGGATCACCAGTATTAACGTAATCTTCTAAAGTACCGTTACCTGAGTTATCTACAACGTAGAAATCTCCGGGAACTAACTGGTCCAATTTAGGCCATGCTGAAACGTTAATAGTTCCAACTTGCACAGCGATAAAATTGTCCGCGTCTACAATAGATTCGATGATTAATCTTCCTAGCTTGTTAGCAGTGCTTGAATCAGCTAACACCCATCTAGAACCCACATAAGCTATAACAACTCCAGCAGAAAAACCGTGGTCTTCCTGTGTGTAAGCTGATTTAAGCGAACCTGATTCAATGCTGGTGTTAATAAGATCAAGAGCAGCCTGTAAGCCGTCAATTTGCTTGATTTTAATTAATGACATGAATAGTTACATTTTTTTTTATTTATTTTAAATGTGGAATAATTCCACTCAATCTTATATATTATAAATTGATGGGATAAAGGTCCCAGAATCTATAGTATAAGATATTATTTTACGTATTAAAAATCCCACTTATCTGTAAAGTGACATCTTACGTATGTTGGTCGGTTCATTACTGCTCCGCCTTTATGATTTTCTCTGAATCTTACGTTGAAATCTGAATCTTCACTTACGTTACCCCAAGTATCTCTCCATAAAACAGATGCAGATGGTTTATGCATAAACAACCAAGGACTCATTACTACTAAACCTTCCTTTATTCTTGTTATGTTCCACTTTCCTTCAACATCTGGAAGTTCTTCACCATATTCTGTAGAATCTTCAAATGTTTTATCGTCTTTAAATTTCATTACTTCGTTATCGTACCAAGATCTGTTAATCCACCAATTAGCGTCAGGGTTTTTATTAAACTCTATCATTAGGTGTAGTGTATGTTCTTCTAATAACATATCGTCTGAATCCATATATGTAATTAAATTTCCAGTTGCGGCTCCTACTCCTACTCTACGAGGAAAACCTCTATAATATTTGTTGCCTTCTTCGTTTTGCATATATGTACTCATTTCTTTTGAGTTTCTAGAAACGTATATTAATCTTATGTTATCTTCAGTTTGAAAATGAGCATCATATAGTGACTTTGTTTCCATGCAATTGTCTGCTACTATTATTAATTCACAGTTTTTATATAATTGATTTTGAAAACTCTGGACTGCTCTTAAAAATTTAGAATGTGAATCTTTCCTAGATCCTGGATAATTACCAAGATATGATTGCATGATAATACTAATCTTTGGCTTTGCAGCCGCTTCAATTACTTCTTTTAATTCCATTATTTATTATGTTTATTTATATAGGTTTGTTGACCAGTCATATTCGTTTGATAGAGCATGTTTTCCTGGTTCAAAAATATTCTCTATTAGTTTTTTATATGTATCTACGATGTTAGGATTTGTTGTAAGATATCTTGAAAGAACCTTTGTGCTTTTTGCTGTATATTCCTTTTCTATCTCATCATGATGATTTAATACATTCTCTAACATCTTTGCAGCTGACACTGTATCGAATCCTTTATAATAATACCCTGCATCCTTTATCATTGTTGCGTTATGAACTAAAGGATATCCAAAATAAAGAGCGTCTAAATATGCATAGTTTAAAGGATTATCCCATTGATGTGAAAGAACTATATCCGTTTTCTCAGAAAGAAAATTAGTTACTGGGTACCTTGAGCACATTTTTAATTTACCGGAATGAGTTACATCTAAGTGTTTAATGGAACTAATAAAGTATTTACTAGATAATAATCTTTTACCACTTCCTACCCAAAATTCATTGAACGCCTTTTTACCCTTTTTTCTGTATAGTTCTTCTACCATCATGATAAGAGGCATACAATATTTAACTACATTCATATTAGGTTCCATTGAAGATAGGTTCATATCTTCTGCATTCTTGCCTCCTTTATAGAATGCGTCTTTCATACCATTTCTGACGTTTTTAGAATTTTCTTCTTTTATAAACTTAGGACTCCATACAAATGGAACCACTTTAACCTTGTCAGCAGAAAGCCTTCCCATTGTTTGATAGTATGATCTATTTTGATATTCCTGCTGTGGAATAAACCATGCTTCATCGTGGCCATGCGTCCAATTACTTACAGATTCTTTAGAATCAAATAAGACTCTTTCCATATCTATAATATAATTATTACCGCAAAAGTATTTAATAATCTTAATTTTAGGATTCTTTTTTCTAACGGCGACTGTTTGCTCGGTACTAAATGAAGTTCCTAGAAGTATTAATAAATCCGTTGAATTTACTTTATCTGCATATTTATAAATAGGATATTTAGAAGTGTCCCAATCTACCTTTGACAGATCTTTAACTTTATTACTAGTGTCTAACGCATATACACTATGATCTCCTATTTCAGAAAGAGTTTCAATTAAATTTAATACATTTAATTTGATTCCATTTATCCAAAGAGATTCATTATCCTGTTGTAATCCTAGTGTA